AAGAAGCTCATGCTTCTCCCGGAGCTTGAGCGCAAACAGCTCCTGTATGGCGACTGGGAGGCGGGCAGCGGACTTGCACTGGACGAGCTTGAGGAGTCTGTTCACCTACGGGAACCGTTCGAGTTGACGCCCGGTGCGTGGCGCCTGTTTGGATCGTTCGACTGGGGATACCATCATCCGTTCAGCTTTGGCGTATACGCGGCCAACGTGGACGGCTATGTCGTCAAGATAGACACGGTTACGAGCCGGCAGATGCAGCCGGGTGAGATCGTCCGCGAGGTCGCCGACCACTTCAAGCACAAGCACAATCTCGACATTGCACGCCTCGACTACATCGTGGCCGACACGGAGACCTTTGCCCAGCACTCGAGCCGTGACGAGATTACGCCCACGATCGCGGAGCACTTCGAGGCCGCGGGGTGGGTTCTACGCAAGGCCAACCAGTCCCGCATCCAGGGCCTGAACAACTTTCGCGCTTATGTCCAGTGGCAGGATGGGGAGGGCAACAACTGGAGGCCGCGGTTCCAGTGGTTCGACACGCCGGGCAACCGGGCGTGTTTTGATCAGTGCGCGAGCCTGCCGCGCGACGAGAAGCACCCCGAGAAGCCGGCCAAGATGGACGCCGATCCCAGCGGTCAGGGCGGTGACGACATGTTCGACGAGACCAGGTACGCGCTCGCATCCCGGCCGATCGGGCCCGCGGAGAAGGACGAGGCGAACTTCAGTGCGTTCAGCCGGGAGGCGCTGTACAACTATTACGAAAAGACACAGCGCCATCAGCCGGTGTTCGAGGGTGATGACCTGGACGGCACCACGCATCCCGAGTTCGGAAAGTTCTACTAGGGTTGCAGGTGAATGGCGGGGAGTGTATCTTGACTGCCACAAATGACACGATCTGGCAATCAACGTACAACGGGAGGCACAATGGGTCGTCAGCGGCTGTCCAGACCACAGGAGGCGGGTTCTCTGCCCGCAAAGACCGGCAAGGGGCCCATCCCCAGCGAATACAGGCCCGAACTCGTCACAACGGACAGGCTGCACACCTGGGCGCTGACGCGCCTGCCGTTCTACCTCGAGGCATACAAGGAGGCGGTGCGGCACCAGCGGTGGTACAGACGCGCGTTCCGTTTCATGTGGAACTCGTGGCCCGTGATGAAGGTGCGCATCGGCGTGATTCTTGCATGGGGCGCCGCGGTATGGTTTTTCCGCAATGCCACCAAGATCCTGTTCTCGCAAAAAGGTGCCACATTGCCGCCCGTATCGCTGGACATGAACCCGACAACCGCAGATCCTGAGCTGATGGCCGACCTCGAGCGGCAGGACGTGCAGCCACCGGCGGGTGTACCGCGGGTGCAGGTGGGTCCGTGATGTCGGTCTCCATCGGCTCCCTGGTTGCGCTGGTCGTGATCTTCCTGTTGTGTCTGGGGTGGGCGCTGTATCTGGCCGAACGCAGGGTGCGCGGCTACGTTGAGACCACGCATGGCCTGGAGGCGGAACCGCAGGTCTACAACATGCCCAGCCCCGAGTCGGAGATCGAAAACGATACAGGCGGCAACATGACCATGGAGGATGAGACGCTGGAGCGCGAGGTAGTGCCGGTGATCGCCGAGGATCTCATGCTTCTGGCTCGTCAGGAGGGGCGACCGCTTGAGCAGGCAGAAGCGATCGAGGAGGCGAAGGCAATACTTACCGCGGGCCTTGACGGGAGGGCGTCCGCATGAACGGAGAGAGATTCATCCTGGCATTCAACGGCGACATCCTCGAGGATTTTGACACCATAGAGGAGGCCAAGGAATACGCCAGACAGGCCGCGGCGTGGGATCTGCTTGATCCCGAGAATACGTTTGAGCCGCTCCGTTTCTCCCAGGTCTATGACGACCTGTGGGAGGCGTACACCGAGGAAGATTCAGTCTGGTCCATTCTGATACGCTAGTCCCACCGCCAGTGGGGCGCGAGATCGACCGGCTCCTCCCGGCAGTGGGCATTGCCCACCGCGCCCCAGCTGGCATAAAAGTTGCACGCAGGCGTACATTTGTTTAGATTTGTACGCTCCCGTCCAGATCTTGTGTGCGCAGGATTCCTCTTTTCGTAAGTCTGCGCAACCAGGAAAATGAACTCTCTCCCGGGACATACATGGCGCAACAGTTGATTCGAGAGTTCCCGCCCATTCGTCAGGGCGGGCCGGACGAGCGCGACTCCGATCGCGTGAAATACAGCAAGGATCTGTGGGAATCCCAGGATACTGCCCTCCAGGAGCGCGACCGTCAGGTTGAAGAAAACGTACGGATGCTGGTTGGCAAGCAGTGGTCGGTCTGGCATCCCCGAACACGTCGGTTCGTTGACATCAACGAGCACCTGAGCAAGGCCGGGAAAAGGTTCGCGCAGCGGCCGGTGGTCAATCGCCTGTTCTATACATACGTCCTGAACCATGCCCGCATGACCGAGAACCCGCCCATCATCGGGTTCCAGCCGGCGAACAGCGACAAGACCTCCATCGACCTTGCCGCCACCATGGACATTCTCTCCAAGAGTCTATGGGACGAACTCGGGATGGTCGATGTCTACAGCAACATGTTCGCCTGGGAATACACGGGCGGGCGTGCCTATATCAAGCTGCGCGTGGACCCCTCCAAGGGGGATGTGCAGGAATACTATGGCACCGCGGTAGTGACGGATCCGTTTACGGGCGAGGAACTGCCGGTTGTTGATGAACAGGGTGAGCTGGCGCAGGTGCCATTTGGTCCGTCCGATGACGGTACGGGTCAGATGGTGCCGCAACTTGATTTTGATCCCGAGACCGGATCTGCCACAGTAACGGGCGAAGCCTGGAAGGAGCATGAGGGCGGGCTGGTATTCGACGTGTTGGGAACGCTGGAGTGCCGCGGTGAGTGGGGCCACCAGATTCCGTGGCATCGCAAGTCGTGGCACATGCACGAGACCTTCCTGACACCCGCCCAGATCGAGGAGTTGTGGGGTGTCAAGCTCGAGGCCGATCAGTCGATTGACGTGAACTCGCACGGCGAGCTCGAGCGCATGCTCAGGGGTGGCGGGTTCTTCGGTGCCGCGGACACACAGCTCGGCGGCTCCAGCGTGTTCGGTCACCCCCACGGCTCGCCGGAGGGACTGATTCGCGTGCGTGAGACGTGGGTGCGTCCCGGGGCACACGGTACACCGCAGCGCACGGACGACGATCCCGGCGGCAGGCTCCTGATCGTGGCGGTAGAGCAGGACAGGGTACTGTTCGATGATACACGTCCAGCGCCCTTCCCGTATACCAGCCCGATTCACGCCTACGACTTCATGGTTACACCGGGCAGACCGCACGGCACCAGCCCGCTGGAGTTCCTGAACCCGTTGCAGAGATTGTACAATCGCATCTGGGCTCAGCTCCTGGAGCACAACAACCTGGTCACCAACCCGAAGATCATCGTGGATTCCGCAACCGGCATCCGCGAAGGCCAGATCACGAACGAACCGGCCCAGATTCTGAACGTGACACGTCGGCCCGGAGTTCCGGCCCTCGAGTACGCCTCACCGCCGCGCCTGTCTGAGGACCCCTACCGCATCCTGGGGATGCTGGCGCGGGAGATCGAGGACCTGGGTAACGTCGCGGGGGCTTCGGGCCGTATTCCTCAGCCTGATGACAACTCAGGCGCCCTGATCCGCGAGCTCAGGTTCAACTCCGACCGCTATCTTGGTGCCCCCTTGCGGCAGGCCGCCGAGGAGACCGGACGTTTGTGGGAGACCGTGATCGCCGCACTGAGTCAGTTGTGGGACCGGGAGAAGATCATTCACTGGGTCGGCCAGGACAACATTCTGCGGACGATCACAGTCACCCCGGAAATGTTCGAGGGTCAGGTCCACGTCAAGCCCGACCTGGAGTCAATGCTGCCCGAGAGCAGGCATGAGCGACAGCAGCGTTTCGAGCGCCTGTTCTCGATGGGGCTCTTTGGTGACCCGCAGGACCCCAACGCTATCCGACAGTTTGCCCAGAGCGCCAACTTCCCGCATCTGGATACCGCTTCCATGCCGGGCGGCCAGAACGCGGAGACGGCCCGCTTCATCATGGGGCGCCTGGCGCAGGGAGACCAGGCCGATCAGTGGGAACTGTTCCCCTGGTACGACTATGGTATCTGGATCGCCGAGTACGAACACTTCATGTCTGGACGCGAGTGGCTCGAGTTCGGCCAGGAAGTCAAGAATGAGTTCGGCATCTTCTATGAGAAACTGATACAGGCACAGAGCGCCCGCCTCCTTGAACAGGCACAGAGGGAGGCGGGTCTCCAGACTGAGGCTCAGCTTACACAGGCGGAGGCCGCGATCGAGGCCGGCCTGCCGGAACTCAATCAACTCGCCCGGGGCATCGGTCCTGACGGTCAGCCGATTCAGGGCGCCGCGGGGCCGGAACAGGGCGTGGGCCGCGTGAATGCTGATGTTACAGTACCACCAGAGTTGCAGGGATAGTGACGCCGCGTCAAGGAGAAGAACGACAACTCTAAACATGGAGACCAAGCAATGACCAAGGTGGCGACCGACTCGCTTGACAGCACAAAGGATGCTGGCACCGAGTCCGTTTCGCAGGGCCCGGTCGAGTCCCCGATCGCACGGGCCATCCGTGAGACCATGGAAGGTGGACTTGAGTTCACGGGAAAAGAATCTGAAGAAACGGTTGCGGCAGACGATGCCGACGATGGAAAGACTGCTCCAGATGAAGAAGCAGGCACGGAATACGAACATGAAGCTGAGGGGTCTCCAGAATACGATGGAGGAGAGGATGGAGAGCCGGCTGAAGAAGGCGGTGGAGAACCTGGAGACCTCGAAGCGGATGACGGAGCTGCTGAAGGAACAGAAGGAGAACCTGGAGAAGTAGAACGGGAGGAACC